GACGAAACACTTTGGTCACACGAAGACTATGTATTTCAGGCTATTGAAGATGGAATACAAAGTGTATACGATATAGTTAATTGGATATGGTTCGACAGACGTACACAGAAAGTTAAGGTACGTATAGACAAGTGGGACACTTGGAGTATGGACCATACACTTGCTCCTATTATATTGCCTATGTTAAAACAACTAAAAGAAACCAAACACGGCGCTCCGTATGTATATCCTGTAGATGTTCCTACAAAGTTACGTCCGACAAAGAAAGAACTATTAGAATATACTAAAAAAGCTGAAACTGATCCTAAGTGGTTTGATCGTTGGGATTATGTATTAGATGAAATGATTTGGGCGTTCGAACAAAAGAATCGCGACCATTGGGAAGATGATTACTATGGACCGTACATTGAAAGCGAAGATAAAAGAGAATTATTTGGTCGGTTTGAATGGATAGACGACGAAGGTAGACAGAAGCATCAAGAACGTATGACCAACGGCTTTAAACTATTTGGAAAATATTATGAAAATCTCTGGGACTGATAATGCTTGACACAAGCCAGATCTGGTGCTATAATAGTACTATAAATTACACAAAGGCAAACTAATGGCAACTTACATTCTAGTAGACACAGCTAACACATTCTTCCGTGCCCGACATGTTGTACGTGGGGATCTAGATACTAAACTAGGTATGGCTCTACATATTACTCTTAACGGTGTTAAGAAAGCATGGACTGACTTTAATGCAGATCATGTTGTGTTTTGTTTAGAAGGTCGTAGCTGGCGCAAAGATTACTACGAACCTTACAAGCGCAATAGACAAGTAGCCCGTGATGCTCTTACTCCTGCACAAGCAGAAGAAGATACATTGTTTTGGGAAATCTTTGACGAGTTTAAAGACTTTGTTACTAACAAGACTAATTGTACTGTTATGCGACACAAGCAACTAGAAGCAGACGATCTTATTGCAGGCTGGGTACAAGCACATCCTAATGATGATCATGTTATTATTAGTACAGACGGTGACTTTGCACAACTTATTGCTCCTAACTGTAAACAGTACAATGGTATACAGAATGTTACTATTACGCACGAAGGCTACTTTGATGAAAAAGGCAATCGTGTAATTGATAAAAAGACTAAAGAAGAAAAGCCGGCGCCTGACCCTGAATACATGTTGTTTGAGAAGTGTATGCGTGGCGATACTAGTGATAACGTGTTTAGCGCATATCCTGGTGTACGTAAGAAAGGCACTAAGAACAAGGTTGGTCTACTAGAAGCGTTTGCAGATAAAGACAAAAAAGGCTACAACTGGAATAACATGATGCTACAGCGTTGGACTGACCATAACGGCGACGAGCATCGTGTACTTGACGACTATACTCGCAATGTTACACTATGTGATTTAACCGCGCAGCCTGCAGACATTAGAGAGATTATTGACACAACTATTGCAGAAAACGCAACACCTAAAGAAATACAACAAGTAGGTATGCGTCTTATGAAGTTTTGTGCTAAGTGGGATATGCAACGTATTGCAGATCAAGCACAAACATATGCAACACCTTTACAAGCGAGATACCCTATATGACATTTAAAGCAAAATCAGTATTAAAAGATAAATTTTGGATTATCGAAAACAACGAACAACTTATTGGAACAATGTCGTGGAATGACGATCGGTATATGTTCTCTACTACAGGCGAAACTTGCTTTTTTGATAATAAGCGTCAAATAAACCAAAGATTTGGTTCAGAAATAGTTTGGACAGATTTATCTACACCAAAAGAAGTAACACAGGAAGATTTAGTTGTATACGAATTTCCAACTAGTGTTACACCTTATAATACTATGTATGATGTACAACGTAAATTGCCCCTTTTTACTAAAAGCGCAAAATCAAAAAGTTTATACTGTGCAGGATATTATATTATACACTTTGACAAAGGTTGGGTAAAGAGCTTTTGTCCTAAACTAATCACTGTTGAACGTTACGAAACAAAAGGTCCGTTTAAGACAGAGATAGAAATGCGTCAGGAGTTAAGTCGTGCAACCAATTAACACTTTGCCAATACAGCAGTTTCTTACACAAGTTAAAAACGCAGATGCAGGTAAGGCAAGAGAAGTTAAAATAACTATAGAGCAAGCAAAGAATCTTGCATTTACATTAGGAATAGTTATGTCTAGATTACAAGGCGATTTAGAAAAACTTGTTCTTGATTCTAAAAATAATAACGAAGAAGTAATTACTGTAGAACTAAATGGCGGCAGTGATTGGAAATAAAATACGTAGTTAACCTACAAAAGAGATAAATATATGCGTAGTTAATAATAAGGATACGCATATGAGTCGCCCCAAACCAACTGTTCTATTAGAACACATCAATAACAAAACTTATAAAAGTGAACAAGTATTAGAAGCTGAAGCTATTTGGGCAGTATTTTATAAAGATAAACCTTTTAATTTAAAAAGTGCTAATGCCATTACTAACTATCCGGGCCCTAAATATAAGAAAGTAAGTTTTTCTAATCCCGGACATGCACACAATCTTGCAAAAAAGTTAAACGAAATGTTTAAAAGCGAGGAGTTTGTTGTAGTTAAGTTAACAACAGGTGAAGAAGTTCCTGAATGAACTGGAAAGAAACATTTACTAAAGTCTTTCTAAGAGAGCTGGGTAAGAGTTCAAACGACATCAACGTAAAAGAATATTTGCCGTTATGGTGGCAAAATACGAGATCAAAAGACTCCGGCGGACTACGTCTAACTGATGCAGGATTAGATATTATTCAGCAAATAGAGCTTACTACTTACGACATACCGTATCCTAAAGAAATGACTCTAACTCCACAAATTGCTATCTTTCTAGACCAATTTATCGACTGTCCGTACTATCTTTCGAATAGGTGTATTACTGTAACTGATCAAAAGAAAGCTGTAGAATTATCGTTATTTTCAGGTGATTTACGCAAATATGGCTTACAAAAAGCAATGACTCGTCAAAAGAAAAGCAAAGAAAATTCCTAAGTTGTTGATTCTAAACAACTTCTTTTTTTAGAAAAAGGTTGACATTTCTTATAAAGACTGTATAATATATATATAGTTAGAAATTAAGCACTGATAACTGAAATGAGGAATACATAATGGAAACTACAGCAACACGCACCGTATCACCCAACAGCGCCAAAGGCGCAATCAAACATGCTATTAAAAAGCAACGTCCGGTCTTTTTATGGGGGCCTCCGGGTATTGGTAAGTCTGACATTGTTCGTCAAATTACTGAAGGACTAGGCAACTCACACTTAATTGATATCCGTTTATCATTATGGGAGCCTACAGATATTAAAGGCATTCCATATTTTGATAGCAATATTGGTAAAATGGTTTGGGGAGCACCAGAAGAACTTCCTACAGAAGAATTTGCATCACAGTTCGACTATGTCGTATTGTTCTTAGATGAAATGAATTCTGCGGCGCCTAGCGTACAAGCGGCAGCGTATCAACTTATTCTTAATCGTAAAGTAGGTAAGTATTGTTTACCTGACAACGTTCTTATTGTTGCGGCTGGTAACCGTGAAGCTGACAAGGGTGTTACATACAGAATGCCTGCTCCGTTGGCTAACCGTTTTATTCACTTAGAACTTGCTGTATCTTTTGACGATTGGTTCCAGTGGGCCGCTGATAATAAGATACACCAAGATGTATTAGGTTATATTACATTCAGCAAAAAGGATCTTTACGACTTTGATCCTAAATCATCTAGTCGTTCTTTTGCAACTCCACGTTCGTGGACATTTGTATCAGAATTATTAGAAGATGGTGTTGACGAGAACACCACTACAGATCTTGTAGCTGGTGCAGTAGGCGAAGGTTTGGCTGTCAAATTTATGGCTCACCGCAAGGTAGCGTCGAGCATGCCTAACCCTACTGACATACTTGCAGGCAAAGTAAAAGAGATGCATCAGAAAGAAATCAGTGCTATGTATTCCTTAACTGTATCTCTTTGCTACGAATTGAAAGAAGCATCAGACAAAGGTGATAAAAAGTTTGATGACAAAGTCAATAACTTCCTGCAATTTGCAATGGATAATTTTGAAACTGAGCTAGTAGTTATGGGCATTAAGCTCGCACTAACA